TCACCAGTGTTCGTGGTCGAAAAGGTCAGACGATGGATGGTGGTTTTGGTAATTTCCAATCACAACTGGGTGTCCGAACCAGTCCATCAGTCAAAAAACTGGGGTGTGCCTTACTCAAAGATATGATCGAGGGCGACAAAATGCTCATCGAAGATTACAATATGATCCAAGAACTTACTGCTTTTGTTTCAAAAAAGAATTCTTACGAAGCAGAAACTGGTCACCACGATGACCTAGTAATGACTTTGGTTTTGTTTGCATGGACCACATCTCAGAATTATTTCAAAGAACTAACAGACCTAGATATAAGGACGAAACTTTACCAAGATAAAATTCGTCAGATAGAAGAAGATCTTGCTCCATTTGGTTTCATTGACGACGGTTCGGCGGACGATACCTTTGTCGATGATCAAGGAACGCGGTGGAGTGTGGATAACGACCACGATAGTATGGGTTGGTGAAAATGATTAATTTGATAGATAATACAGCGTTGATAAGGAGATAACAATGGCATTTCAACTCAGTCCCGGTGTTGATGTAAAAGAAATTGATCTGACAGCAATCATCCCTGCGGTGTCCACAACCAAAGCAGGATTTGCAGGACTTTTTAATTGGGGTCCAGTCAATCAAAGAATTACAGTCACCAGCGAAAACGAACTTGTAGAGAGATTTTCTACCCCCGACAATACAAACTACCCTCATTGGTTTACCGCGTCAAACTATCTTGGTTATTCTAATAATCTTCAGGTGGTTCGTGTTGTAAATCAAACAACTGCAAAGAACGCATCTACTAATGATGGCGTTCTTGTGAAGAATGATGAACACTTCGAGGAAGTGGACTCGACAATTACTGCTGCAAACCATGAGTTTGTCGCACGATATCCCGGATCTCTCGGAAACTCGATTTCTGTTTCTGTATCCGACAAGACTGAGATTGCACTAAATCCAATTTTTGGTAACACAATTACCACTGGTATCTCTGGTGGTGCATTTGCAACGACTACTTCAAATACCGCATTCTTCCACACATCAACCGGCACCGTTGTTGCTAATAGTGATAAACTACGATTCAAGAGAGGGAACCCACAAGTCATTACCGGGTACACCGCCTCTGTTTCGTTTGGTTCTCCAGACGCATCCAGAGATATTGGATTCACCGCTGCTGCGGGAGTGACCTTCCACTTAACTGCTGGCACAAACGCCGTTGCAGTCGGAGAATTGTTAACCATGTTCCGAGACGGAGTTCGTGGTGTCGCTTCGATTGCTGGATTCACTCAAGCAGAAACAAGTGGTGCTGGTTCGACAGTCGAAGTTAAACTTGCTGCTGGTGGTTTTGGACTTCCGCAGGCATCGGTAGGGGTTCCCGCCACAACTACTGGAACTGATGAAATTTTCCGAGTAGGAAATATAACAACTGGTGCAACCTTCGCAAACGCAGGAATCACTTCTGCAAGTGTTCTCTGGAAATATCAAGAGGAGTTTGATGATAAACTTCCCGCCACTAGTTCCTCTGTTGAGGCACACGGTGCTTCCTTCGATTTACTCCACGCCATTGTGATCGATGAAGACGGAGAATGGACAGGAACTAAGGGTACTATTCTTGAAAGATTCCCATCACTTTCTAAAGCAAAGAATGCCAAACGAGAGAACGGTTCCTCGATCTACTTCAAGGACTTTATTAACGCAAACTCTGAATACGTTCATTCCGCAGACGATCCCGGTTTTGCCACGCATGTTAGTGGATCATTTGCCTTTGGAGCAAACTCAACCCCAGATGGTGGTACATTCGCATCACTCGCAGGCAACTATTATGAATCATTGACAGGTGGAGTCGCTGCTGCTCCTGCTAATGATGATTACTACACAGATGGATATGAATTGTTTGCCGACAGCGAAACCGTGGATATTTCTCTTATTCTCGGTGGACCAAACGAAGGAATTCAAGCGAAGAACCTTATCGATCTGTGTACAGCAAGAAAAGATGCAGTGGCGTTCTTGTCACCTGCAAAACTTGCTGTTGTAAACTCTGCTGGAAATGCTTCCAAGAGTGCGGCAATCGCTACGGCAAACGTCGCAGCATATCGTCAAGGAATCAATGGTTCGGATGCTGGTGGTGATGTAAACTTCGAGGACAACAACGTAAACGTATCTTCGTCTTACGCAGTTCTCGATAGCGGTTACAAGTATATGTACGACCGATACAATGATGTCTTCCGATTCGTTCCACTTAACGGTGACATCGCAGGTATCGCGGTGCGATCAGACAATGAAACCGAAACTTGGTTCTCGCCTGCTGGTTTCAACCGTGGTCAGGTTCGCGGAGTCGTGAAACTTGCATACAACCCACTCAAGGCACAGCGTGATGAACTCTACATTAACGGAATCAACCCCGTAGTCTCCTTCCCCGGAGAAGGCACTGTCCTCTTCGGAGACAAGACCATGCAGAGTAAACCAAGTGCATTCGACAGAATCAATGTAAGACGACTCTTCATTGTTCTTGAGAAGGCAATCGCAACTGCTGCGAAGTTCCAACTCTTTGAGCAGAACGATGCATTTACCCGTGCGTCTTTCCGACAACTCATTGAACCGTTCCTCAGAGACGTTCAGTCTCGTAGAGGTATCATCGACTTCAAGGTTGTATGTGATGAATCAAACAACACTGGCGAGGTAATTGACCGAAACGAGTTTGTTGCAGATATCTTTATCAAACCAACCCGTTCGATCAACTTTATTACTCTTAACTTTATTGCCACAAGATCTGGCATTGACTTTGACGAAATTGGCGGGTCTTCCTCGTAAAACGCCCTACATAGAAAAGGAGATATAACACATGAATATCGAAAGATTTAAATCAGCACTTTCTACCGGTGGCGTTCGTCCTGCATTCTTCCGAGTGCAGGGTGCTATTGGTAAGACAACTCTGCCAGATAAGGTCGGGTTCCTTGTCAAAGCAGCAGCACTTCCAGAATCGAGCATCGGAGAGATTCCTGTAGACTACAGGGGAAGAAACATTAAACTTCCCGGTAAGAGAGTCTATGGTGACTGGAATGTTACCATGCTTGTTGATGGCGAGTTTCAATTAAGAAATGCATTTGAGCGTTGGATGAACGACCTCAATGATGCCGTCGAGAATGTTGCGGATCAAGAGCATAACTTAAACAATGTTCTGTTCCCTAACTGGAGTATCGACCAACTAGATCGTACTGGTAAACCAATTAAGACTTACACAATGTTCCACTGCTGGCCAAAAGCAGTTTCTCAAATTGATGTTTCATATGATAATGAATCATTAGCAGAATTTTCCGTGACGCTCGCCTATTCTTACTTCCTCACCAACGACGGAACTGGTAGTAATCGAGTACCTCTCGGTGATGCCGCGTTCCCCGGTGAGTGATAAATAAAGAAGAGGTGATATATGCCAATAGATTTCTTTGGTTTTAGCATAGGAAGAAAGCAACAACCGCCTTCACCAAATTTAGATCCTTCTTTGGATGTAAAAGAGGTGAAGTCGTTTGTTCCTCCCCTATTAGATGATGCAGGTTATGTAGATGCTGGTGGTTACTTCGGGGCGTATCTTGACCTCGACGGTTCACTAAAAACAGAAGCAGAGTTTATTGCAAAATATCGAGAGATGTCTCTCCACCCAGAGGTGGAAAGTGCCATTGAAGATGTTTGTAATGAAGCGATTGTTCTTGATGATGAACGCAAACCAGTCGAGTTGATTCTCGATCAGGTTAATGTTTCAGATGGAATCAAGAAAAAGATGCAAGAAGAATATGATCAAATTCTAAGACTTCTTGATTTTGAAAATAGAGGATATGAAATTTTCCGAAGATGGTTTATTGATGGTAAGAGTTATTATCATATCATCATTGATAAAACCAATCCCAAAAAAGGGATTGTCGAACTTCGACCCGTTGACTCACTTAAAATCAAGAAGATGGTTGAAGTCCAAAAGGAAACAGATCAAAAAACTGGAACCAAATATGTGAAAGGTGTAAAAGAATTCTACACCTACAGAGAAAACCCAACAGATCAAACCGGTCTTAAACTTTCTCCTGAATCCATTTGCTATTACCACTCAGGTCTTTTTGATCCCCTATCCAATCGTGCGATCAGTTATCTTCATAAAGCAATTAAACCACTAAACCAACTTCGTATGATTGAAGATGCCGTGGTGATCTACAGAATCTCGCGTGCGCCAGAACGAAGAATCTTTTATATCGATGTCGGTTCTCTTCCCAAGAATAAGGCAGAGGCATATGTTCGTGATCTTATGAACAGATACCGAACAAAACTAACATACGATGCATCCACTGGTGAAGTTCGTGATGAGAAAAAGCACATGTCTATGCTCGAAGATTATTGGTTACCTCGTCGTGAAGGCGGTAAAGGAACCCAGATCGAAACTCTCGACGGTGGACAAAACCTCGGTGAAATGGAAGATGTTGAATACTTCTTAAAGAAACTTTACAAAGCACTCAGTATTCCCCAATCCAGAATGGAAGCAGAAAACGGTTTCAATATGGGCAGGTCTTCTGAGATCACCCGAGATGAATTAAAATTCCACAAATATATTCAACGACTTCGTACAAAATTTAATTCTGTATTTGTTTCTCTTCTAAAAACGCAATGTATTCTTAAGGGGTTGATGAAGGAAGAGGATTGGTGGAAGGTCGAACAGGATCTCAAGTTTGAATACGTTACCGATAACTACTTTACGGAACTAAAGGAACATGAGATACTTTCAGAAAGACTAGATATATTACAGAGTATACAAGAACACATTGGTGATTACTACTCTAGAGAATGGGTCAGACGAAATATCCTACAACAAACTGAGAAGGATATGAAGAGACAAGATAAACAAATTCAGAAAGAGCGAGAACTTGGACTGATTAAGGATGACTCCGGAGGATTCTAATGCGATTTCTTATAGATCTAATTGAAAATAACGACAAGAAAGAGAGCAAGGTTCTAATCGAATCAATGATCTCTGATGTTGTTACTTCCAAATTTTCAGAAAGACGTTCTTCTATCTTGAATATATTTGAACAAGAGGATGCAGGAGGTAGTGTCGAAGGCACACTAGAGGATCCCTTACTTCAACCATCAGCGATTGTGTCAAAAGAGTATTTCTTCAAGAGGTACAATTATGATGGAAAAGAAATAGTTATGAAGAAGGTCGGAATGGGACAAAACGCTCCGACCGTTACATATATCGATGGCACTCGATACGAAATTTTCACCACAGCAAAGCAAGCGGAAAAAGAGACTCAAAGATATATTAAAGACGGTTCTTACGATAAAGCAATTAAAGCATTAGAGGATCAAGAAGCAGCACAAGCAAAAGCGGCAGAAGACGAAGCAAACGCTGCTGCCAAGGAAGAAGAAGACAAAGCAACTGCTGAAAAACAAGCAGTTGAAGATGAAGAAAAGAAACAAGCAGAAAATCATGAAAAAATCACAGATTCATTTGAATATGTGGTTTCATCTGAACGTCCTAATATATTAACTTTCAACAGTGGAGAAGAGAAAGTTATTACTGTTTCTGAGGCACATGACGCACTGGAAATACTAAAACTGCTAAATAATGAGAACGGAATTAATTTTTTACAACGTCTATCGCATAGCATAACTTCTTATCAGGATACGATGGACTTTTTTCTCGACAAGGTTAGAAAAGGAATCTATTGATGAATACAGAAACTATTGTAAGAGCGATTGAAAATGGTAAACTTAATGATGCCCGTGAGGGTATTGATGATATCATGATCAATAAGATCGCTGACTCTCTAGAGGAGAAAAAGCAATCACTCGGCGATACCTTAGTTGGTGTGTGTGAAGATTGCGAAGAGACAGAAGAAATTGAAGAGGGTAGTAAAGAGGAGTACGAGGCATTCTTCAAGAAAGCAATGAAGAAGTTTGGTATATCATCTCCTGCTGATCTCAAGTCAGACGAAGAGAAAAAGAAGTTCTTCGATTATGTTGACAAGAATTATAAAGGCGAAAAGAACGAAGAAACTGAAATCGAAGAAGGCAATGAATTTAGTAAAGCACTTCGCACTGCTCGTAAAGAAGGCAAGTCAACCTTCAATGTTGGTGGTAAAGAATATACCGTCGAGGATTATGACGAAGACGAAATCGAAGAAGCAATCGGCGCACTTGCCAAAGGTGCAGCAGTTGCAGCAAGAGTCGGTGCTAAAGTTGCTCCTAAAGTTGCCAAGGTAGGTGCTAAAGTTGCCAAGGCAGGTATTAAAGCAACGAAGAAGGCAGTAAAGGGTACTGCTAAAGAAGTCGCTAGAGGTGCTGGCGAAGGTGCTGGTGCTAAAGCAGTAGAAATCGCAGCGAAAAGAAAGAAGAAGTAATGCTACTTATCACCGAAGTAAATGATAACGTCAACTTGATCACAGAAGGAACCGATGGTTCCAAGGAATATCATATTGAAGGTATCTTTATGGAGGCAGATAAGAAGAACCGTAATGGTCGTGTCTACCCCCAGAAGATTCTTTTCAATGAAGTCAAGCGTTACAACGAAGACTTTGTTTCAAAGAACCGAGGCATGGGTGAACTAGGTCACCCCGATGGTCCTACCGTTAATCTTGAAAGAGTCTCCCATATCATCAAGGAACTTAAGACT